CGTTTTCTCTTCCTCCTTTTTCTTTTCCTCCTCCGTTTTCTCTTCCTCCTTTTTCTCTTCCTCCTCTTCTGAATACATTTGAATTTGTGATGAGTCGGTGTTGAGAAAACCGGAGAGGCCTATCATTGTGGACAACTGTTGGGCTGCTTTTATAATTGACTTATAATATGGTTCGCGGTCTTTGTATTTGTCAAAACCACGTTGTTTTCCTGGCAAATTGAATTCATCAATCAATTTGAAAAACAATGCAAATTCCATGCTACCGGGTTTGGATATGCGTTCAAAAAGATCATCATACTCAGTTTGAATTAAAAAGTAATGCAACACTGCAATAATCACCACCTCAATTATTGGATTGAACCCAGGTTCATTTTTTATGCTTGAAAGTGAAATGCCATTTTTATAGAAATACAAAGCCATTTTTTTTGCCACAAATCTTAAATTTGTCGGAAATGAAGCAAGTCTATCCATTTCATTAATTTTGACATTAACAGGTGGCTTATCGTTTTTACAACTTAACCACTGTTTCCGTGTTGAATTATGCAACGAAAGCGGTCCGGAATAATAAAGAATTGTGTCCATCCAAAGAAACGCATCTTCAATGTGATTGTATGTTCGGTTGAACATTTCATCAAATTCTGTGCGTTTTACGAATGAGTCAATCGGGTCTGACCTTAAATGTGACTCTAAAATGATGAATTTTCCAACTTTTTCCATTCGATTATGCAATGTTGCGATATAATTTAATTTCGTTTTTTTATTTTTCTTTTCTTTGTCATAAGCCTTTTTGTTTTGCGCTTCTTTTCACTTAGCTTAGTTCCTCCATGTGAACCATGTTCAACTGTTTTGAACAGTTCTTTATAATATTCAACATTTAATTTACCAATCAACATTTGCAGTGCACTTAATTTTTTAAATTGTTCGTCATCGCATCCATCTTCTTCCGGAAATGAACGAATTTGTTCATAAATCGCTTTAACATATTCATGCACAGTTGCATTTGTGTTTACTTCTGGAAATGCCTTTTTTATCACAGAGTCAAGACCTTGATTGTCATGTAAATATTCTCTCATATTCATATTTCTTAATTCAAAATTGATGCGCATGTTATTGTCATGTTTTGCAGACTTGTATCCCCAATGATTATACCATGATTCACCACGTTCACTTGTCAAAATTTTCAGGTCAGGAAGGTTGAGACTGTCGTTGCATTTTTTTATGTTTGAAGCATCTGTAAGAGTAATGTATTCTATGAATGGAATTGACTTTGCCAGTTCATCGACCAATGCCAACAAACGGTTTCCACTGTTCGCACCACATTTGGACAAATGCGAAATGTGCAATACAGTTAGGTCTCTGTATTTCGGATTGTGTGGCAGGGCAGGGTGAAGCTTTTTTGTGGATCCATGGTCCACGAATTCAAAATGCAAACAAATTTTTCTAGTTGTCATATCTATAATTCGATAGTGTTCTGAACTGAAATCTTTTTCCACACGGAATCCTTCAAATACTTTGTTCACTGCATCTCTTATGAGTTTTTTCTGTTCAAGTATTTGTTGTTGTTGCATTTTTCATACATTTTAATGATATAAAAAAAGTTTTCAAATTGTTCAACCAAGTCATCTATAACCTCTCCCGTTGTTCGTTTCGTTTCATAAAATGCAGCACAAATATGCATCCAACAAAGACAACGCACATAATTGTCATGAATATTGCTTCAGCTGCCATATAAAGAATTGATTTTGAATTTGGTTCATATCATTGCAATGGGCATGATACATTCAAAATCAATTTTCATGGAAAATGTAAGATTTTATGCTTGGACTGCCTTCCCATTTATTTGTGAACGCATTCAACCGCTGTGTTGATTTTGTTTCATTAATCGTGTATGTTCCAACCGCGATGTATTTGCTTTCTTCATTCAATATGTAAACATCTTTGGGTAAATATGCGTCCGGGATGTGGTGATGAGTGCAAATGAGGCGCTCAACCCCGTCGCTGAACATGGTTGGACACATGTCTGCGGTTTCTATGCGACCGCGATTGTCATAAAACGTGATTTGTTCCATAATGCAATGATTTTGTGCCACGTTTTTATTACGTTTTTTCACAAAAGCCATTGTCTTTTTGCGGTTGCGCATCATCCGAGTCTTCTGGACAAACATTGAACGAGTTTAAATCAAAACCACACACACGACAAGTGTCTTTTCCTTCGTAAAATTGTTCTAAACAACTTTCGCAACCGTATTCTTGCAATGCTTCTACAGCGTCAACGCCTTCAATTGCAACCGTGGTTTGTTCCATGATATAATGGTTTGATTGTGTGCCATGTGTTTATTCTGTTTTTCGTTTTATGCATTTTCGAGTTCTTGTTTTTCTTGAATTTATGCGTGGTTTTCGCAGGGTTCTTTTTGCGCCACCTTCAGCTCTGGGTGAAGCTTTGGGTGAAGCCTTGGGTGAAGCCTTGGGTGAAGCCTTGGGTGAAGCCTTGGGAGCACGTTTAACCTCTTTTTGTAATCTAAAATCGTATTCTAACATTTCACTCCTACCAATTAAATGAACTAATTTGAATAATAAACTCGCTTTTTTTTCTTGTTCTTTTGTGCATTTTCTAGTTCCAGACCTTGGGATCTCCTTCGACATCGCTGCAACATATTCCTTGACCGTCATGTCGGTGTTCAATTCAGGAAACCTCACTTTGAATTTTTTTATGTATTCCGGGTCAAACAATTCAGACAATAACTCATGCATTGGTTTATTAATGATAACTGCATTATGTGCAACATTGGCATCATGATTCACTGATTTATAACCGAATGAATTGTACCATGATTCGCCAGTCGTTAAAATTTTTAGATAACGCAAATCAATATCCACCGTGCACACATGTATGGATGAACCATCCTCCAATTTTATGTATTTGACGCGTGACCAAGGCGGAACCGGAATGGATTTTGCCATTTCTTCAATCATATTTATAACTTTGCGAGTGTATTGGCCGTCCCCACATTTGAATATTTTTGAAATATACAATGTAGTGCCACCTTCCTCTTCTTCTTCTTCTTCGTCTTCAATGAATTCAAATTCTAAACATAGATTGCGACCATTTTTTATTTTATAGGAACCATTTTCTAACGTTACATTAAATTCCATGTTGCTATTTGTTTATTAATTATATAATAAAAAAATATATTTTTATAGGAGAACTCAGGTTCTCTTTCCTTACCTATCATTCCATCCTGATTTTCAGGTTCCCTGATTAGAGCTCACCCCGCACAAACATGGCGATGATTTCCGGCATTGCTGTGTCAAATCCAGCCAAGTTCAACGTGTTGCGGTCATTCGGGTCGGCGATGGTCAAGCTGTTGGCTGTCATTCCCACCACAATCAGCTTGACATTCGGATTTTTCGAAAAGGCGCGGTAGTTCTCCAGAGCGACTTGCGGATGAATTGGCCCGGCAAATGTCTCGCTGTCGGTCATGACGATGAATGCTTCAATGTCGGTCAGGTTGTCTTCAATCGCACGACGCATCGGGAGCGAGCAGTCCGTGGGGCCGAATGGCGCATGAGTTGCAGTGATGAACTGCTGCAGTGTCATGCCGCGACGCACATTGGGGTCAAAGTTGCGGAATCCATTGTCGGCCGAAGTGGCGGTGCTCCCGTAGCCGTGGTTGGACTGTGCAGTAAACCCACGCAAGTAGACCTTGGGCTCGGTTTCGTAGAGCATCAGGGCCAGTGCAGCCGACGCCATTCTGCAAGTGATGGAAGGGCATCCCATGCAGGTGACATCCATGCTGCCGCTCACATCCAACGCAATCATGTAGCGTTTGCCAGTGGGTGAGACATTCTTGAACGCTTTCAGAAAGGTGTATGTCAGCGTGTCGCGCACCTGTGTTGAGACGGGCCATGAAAGCGAGCCCTTCAGTGCTTTTCCAGCACCGTATGTCAGCGAACCGACCAGCACCTTGAACGGATGAATGCGCGAACGCTGAATGTCCTCCTCTCCCGAGAGACGCCTGCAGATGGTCATTGTGTTGTCGGCTCCCATGAAGTTCGGCAGTGTCGACATCTTTCCCAGGTTGCGAATCAAGGCCTCAATCGGCATGCCATCCTGCTTGCCATTGGCGCCTTTGGACATCAGCAGCTCTTTCCAAATGTCGGAACTGTTGAGTAAGTGCGTGGGAATCTGTTCGCGCACCAAACCGTGGTCCCGCACCAATTTGAGTGCCTTGTAGAGGTCGGCCACACTTGTGGTGCACGATTCAATCTCCAGGATGGCCTGCAAGTACTTGGCGGTGTCGAGCAACTCTGTTGAAGGACGAACAACTGAAACAGAAGAAGATGACGACGTGTCATGAGCACTTTGCTGCTCCGAAACCACAATGAAGTTGTTTTCGTGCTCGCCGGTTTTGCGAATTGGCTTGGTGGGGTCGCACTGCCAAACTCCTTGGACAATGAACTTGAAATCGTGTGTTCCGATGGGGAGATCGAGCGAAATGCTGAAGCCAGTTGGCAAACGCAACATGAACATGCGCTTCCATTGAAATGCAGACGTCGCAATCTGAACGTGGGACACGTCTTCTTCGGGTTTGAAATTGATTTGCGTTGAAACCGTGGCAGGAGCTGTTGTGGTTGTTGTTGTGGAGCCAATGACAGATTTGATTGCAGACTTGACTCCTGACATGAATGAAGATGGCGCCTTGGATTCTGGCTTTTTGGAGGAAGTGGCTGGTGCAGCGGCTTTGGGAATCGGCGCATTGAGAAGTTGTGTTGCTTCTTCATGTGTTTTGGCGGCAAGAATGTCAGCCAACAACTGACGGATGAATTGCTTGCCTTCGGCTCCGCCGTCGCATGCGAACAAGTACTTGAACACCAGTCGCGCACCGTCGTCTTTCAGTTGCGCCGGATTGATGTGCAACATGCGCAACAAATCACGATGGCACCACCCCTCGCGATTTTTGTACTTGGTGACCGCAGTTGCCAGTTCCAGACCACGCCGCGAGGTGTAGTATTTGCCAAGTTCACGACGCACACCAGTTCCCCATCCCTTCCCCTTTTCACCCCCGGGCTTGCACTGAGACAAGTCTGTGATGTAGCCCGAAAGCATGAACAGGTGCGTGGGAATGCGCACACAATTGGAAATCAGTGCAAGTGCCATCGTTTTTTGTGCAGAAGTTGTGGCAAACACAATGGCCGCAGCAAGCGACAACAGCGTCGGCTCTTGGCGCGCAGCACGACCTTGCGTGGAAACAGACTCCAGCATTTCGCACAACTTCTTGAACTCGTTGGGATTCGGATTTCGGATCATTTTCAGGACGGATGTGGAACACTCGGAAGACACCTGCTCGCTGGTCTGGTAGAAGTTGCCATTGTCCTTGGCGCCCATGATCAAGTAGCGCATGACGTGCTCGGCGTCGGTCAACTTCCACACCGCACCGCCCGCATGATTGAAGACCTGGTCTGGCGAAATTTTGAACCACTGCGGGACCATTGCACGATTGACTCCAAGCTGCGACGTCATTGCTCCAGAACCTCCTCCCGCTTTTGCTGCTGCTGCAGCACGCTTCTTCTTGTTGGCACGTTTTTTTTTGTTTTTGCCGGCATTCTTGCCAGCAGGAACGGATTGAACGGATTGAACGGATTGAACGGATTGAACGGATTGAACGGATTGAACTGAACGAAACATTGTTTGCGCGATTGATTGTTCTTGTGAAAACTGACTGAAAAGTTGACAAATGGACAACCTTTCAATTTTTTGGGTTATTTAAAACAATTCAAAGTGTCTTTAAATTATTTTAAAATATATTTATTCAGGTCAGGTCAACAACCAATACGTTAATATGGATTGCATGATAAACGTGTAGCACCAGATTGCAGGTCGTTCATGTATATTATTTGTAAGCAAATACCCAAAGTAAGGTGCTGTTAATAAAAGTGCCAAAAATGGTTTTAGTTGAAACATCGACAACGCCGGAAAAACCCATAGGAAAAAATGCAAAGAAATGCTGGGAGTCACCCAATCTGGCGCACGCAATCGCAAATTCCACGCAATGTGTCGTTCCCCCGACACAGAACAAGTTTGTTTTCCGCACAACGGTTCATACGATGCATCACATAGTTCATTATTTTTTACGTAAAATAGTCGTGATGCCAACATGAACCCACCGAAAAATGAAAGGTACAAATATTGCACAATGGGTTTCGCCGTGAAAGCAAACAACCACAAGTTAAAAAACAGCGGCTGAAAACAAATGTGCAAGTATCCAAGAATCGTCAAACATTGATTGTATTTATTATTGCATTGGTCGATGACTTTATATTGGAAGTATTGAATGATTTCCATCAATGCGAAATACGCAAGTCCAATGGACGCATATGCATTCCTTGTGCGCGCATAAATGTAAAGCGCTGATGCAACTCCTGATACTCCTATTCCGAGAGAAATTCGTTCTGAAAAACACATTTTCAATTGTGACAATGCAATATAATTTTAATCACATTTTATTTTCATTAAATCTCTCAATTCGTTTCGTAAAAAAATGGGAACTTTGCTTTTATTGTTCAAATCAAGTCCGTCGAAGAATCCTTGCACATCGGTTACAAACTTTGCCAATTGGCTGTTCGTAATTGAAAACAGTTTATCCCATTCCGTTTCGGAGATATGCATGTCATCGCTGCATGGGTGTTCCCCTAATGCGCTTTTTACGTTTTTGTCCGGAGTGCCAGAATTGGAAAATATCCATTTCAACACTTTCGAGTTCTCGGAAAATCCCTTCCAAGCAAATGCCTTGGTTGCCGGGTCTTTGCGAAACCAATTCACCAGGTAAAATTCAACGGGCGTCGTCAACTGGGACATGACATCTGACCAGTGTTGAAAATAGTCGCACACATTGTATCCAATGAAAGGGCGCATGGCCATGGGATCAAATCGCACATTGCCTACTTTTGCATCCATGTTTGCGCTCGTTTCTTCGCTGGACAAGGTGGCGCCAAAAAAAATGCCTCGTTCCACGCTGGTTGCCTTGGAGACCAATGGGATCGTGGTTTCACGTCGTCCGCCAAAAATGATTGCATGAATTGGCACGAGGTATTCATATTCTTTGGCCAAAATGGGGCAATTTTTTATGGGACATGTGTATCGTGCATTGGGATGCGCTGCCAAAGGCGTGTTTGTTTCTCCTTTCCAGTTCATAAAAGATGCGGGTGGCGTGGGGGTCAGACCTTCCCACCAAACGTCGGTTTCTCCGCGCTCATTTTCATAAGTGGCACAATTCGTAAAAATGCAGTCCTTTGACAGAGAGGCAATTGCGTGACCGTTTGTTTTGGCATTGGTTCCGGGTGCAACTCCGAAAAATCCATTTTCCACATTTTGTGCATACAATTTTCCGTCAATGACGTGCATCCAAACAATGTCGTCGCCGAGTGTTTCAAATGTCCATCCTTCGTCCATTAATTCCTTGCACGGAGTTATCATTGCTAGGTTGGTTTTTCCGCACGCACTTGGAAACGCGGCAACCACGTATTTGGTTTGAGCGGCAGGTGGTGGAGACGTCATCTTTAACAACAAACAGTGTTCCGCTAGCCATCCTTCTTTTTGTCCCATGACGCTTGCCACGCGCAACGCAAAACACTTTTTGCTTAGAAGCGCATTTCCGCCATAACCGGACCCATACGACATGATGAAGGGATCGTCATCAATGAAATGGCATATATACTTTTTATTACTGTTGGGCCATGTCATGTTGGCAAAGTCGCACGCGCCCACGGAATGTATGCACGGCACAAAAGCACCGCCTATGGATGCAATTGCATCCAGCACCGGCTGACCCACACGACACATGATGCTCATGTTGAGGCATGCATACTCCGAATCAGTGATTTGAATGCCGTATTTTGAACGTTTGCCACCGACTGGGCCGAGAGAAAATGGAACAACATACATGGTTCGACCCTGCATAACATTGTAAAATAGGTCTACCATCGTTTTTAAAGAGTCATCATAATTCCATGCATTATTGAGCGGGCCAGGGTCTTGACTACTGCAAATAAATGTTTGCGACTCCATTCGGGCAACATCGCTTGGACTTGAGAAAAATGCATAGCAATTCTCTCGGGCAGACACGCGAACAACCGCGTTTTCGTTTCGGGAGCGGATGGCTTGCAGCAAATGCTGTTTTTCCTCCTCATTTCCTAATATCCACTGAATGTTTGTTGGTTTCAGAAGGTCGGCCCATTTGTTTACAAAATCCGAAATGGCGTAATGCATTTATATGAATGTGGTATTTATATAAATCAACTATATCATTTTTAAATTATTATCATTTAAATTGTGATTGTTGCATATTTCATGTGCTTATTATTCAAGTTGGGGTAATGTTTTTTTAGAAATGCGGCCAAGCGGCGCCCATCACGATGTTTGCCGTGGTGTTGCATAAAGTAGCGGCGAGGATAGTAGCTGTTTATGTTCGTGGTCAGACTTTGCAGCGCCGGAACAATGTTTCGTGCATTTGTGAAGAATTCGCCGGTTATGCCTGGTTTGACGTAGTGCCAACCACCTAAAATGTCGCGATTTACTAGAACTGGCATATTGTAGCACATGGCTTCTGTAATGACGCGCGGAGATGCGTCTGCAATGTTCGGAACAAAGAGGAAGCGGCACTTTTGCATCTCTCGCTGAAACGCGTCAAACTCCAAAAAAGGAACTACTTTGACAATGCCGTTGCATTTTTTAGTGAACTCGCAGTTGGTGCGACCGACTAAAATGCCGCGCAGACCGAATTGGCCACACATGACTTCCAGACACTCTTTGGCCAGGTTCCAGTTGCGATTGAATGACTGCCATCCCGGTTCGCACTTGTCATTGTCTTCTAAACACACGTAAATAAAGTCGTATTCTTTTGTTATATTTGGGTCGGGTTTATACGCATCTGCGTCTTTCAAGTCCGACTCGGTGAGAAGCATGAGCGGAAGGCCGGACTGCTGCAGATTGCTGGGCGGGTCTCTAAAACAGTGGAGCCATGCTGACACCATGGCGGGATAATTGTGTCCGCGTTCCTCGTGGAACCGGTCTTCAAATGGATTTTCAATGTAGCCGGGGAAATTGATGTAGCTGGATATACCACAAAAATACAGGCCTTGACTCTTGTATAATTTGTAATTTTGTTCATCCTCTTCCGTTCGAAAGGGCGCCGCAATAAGAATGATATTCAGCGGCTCTCCTTTGTCGTCGAATAAGTTTTTGAAAGGCGTTGCGACAATGGGAACACCGTTTGGAGACGACTGCATTGGTTGCAGACGATTTTGTATGATGGCTGCAATTAGCATTGCAACAAGCAATGCAGTTGCGATTTTGAATGTGGTTGTTGCAAACATGGTATTTTCAAGTAAACAAGTATTGCATTTATTAAATATAATATATAATTATTTTATATATCACACAATATATTTGAATATTTGAATATTTGAATATCTCTCAAGATGAAACTCTCTACTGTGCATTTATTTGTTGTCTTGCTTTTATCGTTTGTGTTTTGTTCATTTCTTGGTGGCAATTGTTCAAGTTTAGAAGGATTTAACATGCCGTCGGATTCTAATTCACAGCCGTATGATGGAAAGGGCCAATATTCCGACCAATTTTCTAGTTATAAAGATTTGTATAAGGCCAATGATAAATTTTCCAAAGAGCAGGATAAAGCTTATGATCGAAAGGACAAAGTGTTGCCGTCCAATCCCAATGACTCAAGCGACAGCGTGTCAAGGTATGCGCCATATGACAAGGGAACAAGCAATGGTGGAAGTAGCGTGATGAGCAGGCATGGCAGCAATCAGGGGATTCCTGCCAGTCAGATTCTTCCTGGACAAGAAGACCTTTACATATTGAAGTCTTCGGTGGTTCCACCGGTTTGTCCGGCCTGTCCAGCTGTAAGATGGAATTCTAGCGGCGGTGGCGGTGGCGGTTGCGGTAGTGAAAAGAAATGCCCGCCATGCCCCCCATGTGCGCGCTGCCCAGAACCAGCATTTGAGTGCAAGAAGGTTCCAAATTACAGCAGCAGCAACGACAATATTCTCCCTCGCCCTGTGCTGAACAGTTTTAGCCAATTTGGCTTGTAGATTCAGCCTTTTGTTTCATGCACTTTTCATCAATGGAAAGCGTTTCGGTCGGGGCATCTTGTGGCACTATTTTTAGCAAGCATTTTGAATTTTTTCCATACAATGGTTCTGTGCAACCATTGTGTTGTTTTTGTTTCTTCGTTTTATTGAGTTTCGCCATGCGAGGATTGGGGTCA